CGGTTGCAGCCAATGTGCCAGCACCGCCAGGCGCGCCACAACAGAATAAAGCCGCCCTTTCCCCCGCCGCGTGGCATCCCCCTATCCCATGCCCTTGCAGGCTGGTCGCTATCGCTTCCGCCTTTGCAAGTGCAGCAATGTGTGTCTATCCGCTCTTGGGGGAAAGGGCTTGACGCTTGAAACCCCGCGCCTCCAGCGCGGCAAGCTCTCTTTATTCTTTTGTGAAACCCTCGCGCCTGTAGGTAAAGAGCATTTGAAGATACGAGCGACTAGATCCCGCAACGTCAAAAACAGCGATACTGAAGTGAAAATCGTTCCGGCACTCGCGCAATTCTCCCGCACGGCGCAAAAAATGCAAGGGGCTTTGGCTGGCGCCGCTTCGCTCATGCCCAACCCGCTGAGTACAGCGGGCTTGCATTTTTTGCTCATTCCGTGCGGGTTGCTAATAAGCCCTGCCTCCACTACCAAGAGCGGATAGACACACATTGCTGCACTTGCAAAGGCGGGAGGCTACCAGCCGACCAGCCTGCAAGGGCGCGGGTGAGGGGGATGCCACGCGGCGGGGGAGAGGGCGGTTTTATTTCTTTGTGTCGCGCCTGGGCGGTTCTGGCGGCGAGCGGTAGCATCGTCCGCCGTTCGTTTTGAAAGTGCGCGTGAGCGGAATGAAGTATCCGTCCTTTATAAATGCTCTCGGCGCTTTTGTTCGGCGAGCGGATCGCACCCGCTCGCGGTCTGCTCTTGCTTATGACGACGCGCCGTACTCGGCGCGGAGCGTGCCGACGGCATGACGCTCTACTCTTGACATCGTGTAGCTATTACAGTACAATTGTTCTAATCAACCGAACAGGTGAAGAACGTCGAGAGTATGTGAAGCCTGATCGGGACCCACAAAAACGGACACGTTGCGCGTGTCCGTTTTTGCTTCTTGACTTTTGATTTGTGATTTGCTATTATGTCGATGTCGCTATGACCGTGCCCCCCTCACGGAAACAGGCGGCATTTTGTTTTTCCGCTCCCTGCCTGCGCTCTTGCGTTAGGGATTGAGGGGAGTTCCCACGACCCGAAAGCCCGACGGCGCGGCACTATCGCGCCGGAACGCCCAAAGATTTTGCCTCTTGACAACTGCAAGACAAAGGCTTATTATGTCTTACATGGCAACTAAAAACACACACCCCCAAAAAGTTATAAAAAACGTCCCATTGACTATTCGATTGGACAGCAGAAAGAACGCAATTATTCAGGGTATCCAGCAGGCTTTATCTGACTCTGTTCGTGGGTCTTTGAATAAAACCGAAGCTATCGAAGCTGCCCTCGAAATTGCCGCCGAGAAATTGAATGTCACGCCGAAGCATACAGCGTAAGGCTTGGCACTCGATCTACAAGCATTTGCCACGCCCAGGACTAGAACCTTTGGCATGGTACGAAGGCTTGATTATTTTATTGGTCTTGATCTCGATTGCATATTTGTTTTTTGTGAACTAACAAGCCCCGCTGGTGAGACAGCAGGGCTTGGTGTGACGGTCTATCCGTCAGTAGGTTAGTCGGAACCTTACCAACTGAATAGAACTGAGCGGGTGGCGGGAATCGAACCCGCGTATTGTGCTTGGGAAGCACATGTTCTACAATCTCCGTTCGTGTAGCTGATTATAAATCAGCGTTTGAGTTTGGTCACTGGAAGCCAGGGGCGCATTTTCTCTAGGCGTATGGCGCGTGTGTACTTTGTGACCATCTGCGACGATTTCCACCTGCCGCCCTCCATGATGAGCCGATCAGGTGCGCCGTTCTCGCTGGCGATGGTAGCAAACCCGCGCCGGAAGTCATGAACGCCGAGGGTGATACTGATTGACCTGCCCCATTCCCTGACAATCGAATACAGTCCGCCTGGCGTGAGCCCTTCGCCTGTGACCGTGGACACGAACAAGAAGCCTCTCGGGTTGAGTCGTTGCCTGAATGCTTTCCAGTGTTCGATGTGCGCGGCGGTCTCGTCCGAGAAGATGGCAAATTCCCACGAACCGCCCTTGACTAATGCCTGTAATATCCTGCGCTCGGTGTCTGTATCGGCTTGCTGAAGGTTGCAGATTTCGGACTCCCTGAGACCTGTATCGAGCAAGAGCGAAGCGATGGCGAGGTCTCGCGCACCTTTGGCACTATGCCGGTCAAAGGACGCGAGCAGGATTTCAGCGGTTTCCTGTGAGATCGTGCGCGGCATTTTAGAGCGGATGCGTTTCAAACGGGCGGAGAGAGCGGCGTGAGATTGTCCGTATTTCCATGCAAGATATTTTTGTGATGCCGCCAATGCAACGCATTGGCGCGAGTTCCCCCACCCAAATGAACTAATGAGAGCAAGCAACCCCGACGCGGACAGCGCGTCGGGGTCCTTTACTTGCGCGAATATCTGACCGAGAACGTCCGCATAGGTGCGTTTTGTGGTCTCTGCATAGGGGTGAGAGTCTAAAAAGGTTTGTATGTCCATCCGATATATGCTCCAAAATAAAGAGTAGTGATGATCGGCGGGTGGTTGCCCCCGTTTATTGTCCGGCGTGTGCTGCGCTGGAGTTTGAAAATCAATCCCTGAAAGGTGGTGATGCTTGTAAGGAATGAGAAAGGTATTACCCGTCCTCGGTGGAGTCTAGCGGGACGACCGAAGGCGGGCAACTGTAGAAAGTATATCAAAAATCCTAAAGGAGTCTAGCAAAAATGAACGAAAAAGAATACAAACCCAATGGCGCGAAACTGTTTGCCGCGCTGGTCTATATCGGCGTTGTCCTTGCGGCAACGACCTTGTTTATCTCGATGGTGCTGTCCGCGTTTCCTGCGGACGCCTATTTCTCTCGTGTGGTCATGGGGTTGGCGGGTCTGTTGATCGGCGCTTCCATGCTCGCGTTCCCTGTGGCTCTGCATACCTGGACGGTTGAGAAAAACCATCGGCTGGCGACTACTATTCTGTATTACATCGAAATGGCGTTTATCGCTGTCAACACTGTAGTTTCTTTCCTTGTGTTGCTTGGCAAGAATACCGGCTATGCTGTTCCTGAATGGGCTGTTTTGTACGAACCCTTCTCCGTGGCGGCTATCGTTTATACACTTGCGGCATGGGGCACGGTTTTTCTGCTCGACCCTGAACACAAGCGCACACAGAAGGCGCGTGAAGCTGACGAGAAGTTTCACGATCTTGTTGCTGATAAGCGTATGGAGTTTGTCAATTCTGTGGAAGGCGAGCAAGTCATTTTACAGATTGCGACTGCCGACATCCAGAAGCGTTACGACCCTGAGAATTTCAAGCGCGACAAGCAGCACTTTGGCGTTGCGCGTGGCGCAGTTCCTGCGCCTACTAATTCTCCGTTCGTGGCAAAGCAGGCGGTATCCCCTTCCCCTTTGCCGAACGACGACGATCAGAGTTAGTCGGTCGTCGTCGCAAGGTCTGGACTGAATGCGAGTACTGCCATGAGAAATTCAAAAGTACCACGTACAAAGATGGCAGTCCCCGCGCTCGGTTTTGCTCTGACCTGCACCGTGTGTATTGGAACCGTGAACAGGCTCGAAAGATAGCCGTGGACGCCCAAAATGATACGGTAGGTGTCGTAACAGGTTGACAAGTCGGGGGCTGGCGGTTGTCCAGTCCCCGAAGGAGGCTCTAATGTTGCAAAGCCAGTTACCCCAAGGGGTAAAAGATATAGCGAAAGTCTTGAAAGGCACGAATTACGGTTTAGCTTGGATGATCATTACTTATCTGACCGACGAGGGAGAATACTACTCCACGGTCACGGTCAAGCCTGAGACCGGCAATACTCGCTCGCAAGATACGCTTAAGCGCGAGGACTTGGATACTGCGGTCGCCGACGGCGGGCTGCAACTCAATGAATACATTGAACTGATGGGGGTTCACCATGCCGCGTAAAACTGTCCTTGATACAGAATGGATGCGCCGAGCGCGTCACAATGCTTGGGTTGTGAACTATGAGCGGCGCGAACGAGCGAAAGCGATGGGCGCGGACCGGTGCGAGATCGTTCTGCGCATTATCGAACGCTATAATTTTCCCATGCCTCAAATGGAGTTGTCCGGCTGGTTAGACAAAGAAGCGAGCGGATTACTGGCGGGCGAGCGATGCCGTGACGCTTGCGACGCGGCGGGCTTGCTCCGCGCCGACTATGAAATGCTGGCGCGTTGGTATTGGTCGCCGGATGAGTGGCAGATGTACGTCCGCTCGTTCAATGAACTGCCTGACCCGCAGGGGCAGTATGTCTTTAGTTGGGAGGGTCGCTTTCTTCCTAAAGTTGTACCCATTGGGGCTGTGGATAATTCCTGTACAAGTGGGGGGAACTCGGCACTTGTACCCATTCCGCGTGAACTTATCCAGCGCGGGATGAAGCAATAGGGGAGTTGTCCTGAGTTGCCCCCGAACTGCCCCTGATTTGTACACAGGGGCGCGGGGGTAACTTTTGAGAGTAGAGACGTGGCTTTCTTCTATAACAGAGTCGTGACCGGCTTGGAGTTGTACACAGTCCCTACTAAGACTACGAAACCAGATAACTATTTATAAACCCATGTTCTGAAAGATTGGAGTGAACTCATGAAAAGTGCGCTACAGAAATACCTAGAACGAAAGTTACATTCGATCACATGTCCTGCTGACGTAGATATTGAGGGCGTGTGTGATTGCGGTCTCGATGCCGCTTGTGCCGAGTTTGAACGAATGAAGGAAGTCATCAAGACGACCCGCGAAACGCGGGCGGCACAGAAAACTTATTATGATGGTGGTCGTTTACAGGGCGATTTGAGGAAGGCGAAACAATGGGAAAAAGAACTTGATTTGCGCCTGTCCCGACTGTGGGCGAAAGAACTTCCCGCCGATACCACGCAGGAGCGTTCGTTGTGACGGATAACACTCCCCAAAACGAAGCCCTGACGCCAAACGACGAGCGAGTAATCGCCCGCGCACAAAAACGCCTCAAAAAAGCCTATTTACGCCGTGTCTCTTGGCGAGGTGTAGCGCAAGAGGTTGGAGTCAATGTATCCTATATCTTCCGCCTGTGTGAATATGGCACGGTCCCGCGCAATCCTGATATCCGCTACAAGCTAGGACTTCCGCGTGTGATGCCGAGCGAGCGCAAGCGCAAGCCTCGGCGCGTGCCGGTGAAAGTCGGCGCGCCTGGGTGGGAGGAAGTCTATTTCAAGAAGGTGAAGGTGAAGCGATGAAAACAATACTTATTGCATTGGCTTACGTTCTAGGGGTTAGGTTCTTCAATGCGCGCGGGATTGAGAGCGGATTACTCTTTACTCTGTGGTTGTTAGGTGTTCCGCTTGTCGCCGGCGTACTTATGGCATTGGGTATCCTGAAATGACCCGACTGTGCGGCGAGTGCTCGCGCCCCTGCAAGAAGCACGGCGAGCTTCGCCGCTTGGGTTCGTTCCTTGATCAGATTGTTACCTGTCCGGCGTGTGGCTGGTGTGGTGTAGAAAGTGAGGTGATAGAACATGAGAATTTTATACAGTTGGGTTTATTTGATGCTCTTGACTCTGGCTTGCCAGAGTTCGGCGCTCGCGCCCATGAAAGAGGCGACGACGGAGAGCAAGCCGACGGCGGCGCCGACCGTGCCGACACAGGTTCAGGGCGTGAGTCGTGAAGTGTGCGCGGAGTCGTTGTGGGTGCGCGTTGCGCCGATGGGGGAGCGGCGCGGGCATGTCTCGCAAGGTGAGACGCTTCAAGTCTTTGAGCCGGTGGATGGTTGGTCGCAGGTCGCGGCGGGCAAGTGGCGCGGGCTGTGGGTGCGGGAGTCTTGGCTGTGCAGGACCGCCACGCCATAAAGAGCGATGCGGGATCTAAAAAGCGGACGGCATTCAGCCGTCCGCTTTTTGTTTATCGTAATACTTCAGTAAGTGCGAAGAAGGTTACACCGGCTAGTACTGCTGCGCCGCCTCCCGCGTAGTCTGTTGACAAAATCCCTATATTGGCGTCTTCCGTTTTGAAATAGTATTCAACGTAGTCATTAACTGTGTAAAGATGCGTTTTTGGCAAAAGTGCGACTGACGCAATGGAAGAAGCGGCGGGAGATGATTGGCGATTGGCAGATGATGAAATTCTCGTTCCGGCTGTGCCGTTTTTGTATAAAACGACATTGTAATATTTTTGATCTGCGACGCCGGTCGTGCCTGGGGCGTAACCGCCTGCCGCTTGGTAATATCCTGCTCGTCGGATGTTGAAGCGGTCATTTGTGAGGTCGCCCATGTTACCGATGTTTGTTTCAAGATTGTTCCATGCGGGCTTGGTGTCGGTGGCGGCGCTGTGTGTTGTGTTTGCGCTGCCGCCTCCGGTGATGGTCATTACTCCTTTGCATGGGATACGTCCATCATAGGCGACTTGCCAATTTGTAGATGATGTGGCGACGAATTTTACAACTTCGCCTGAAATGAATAGGCGTGACCATTCCGTTGCCGCGCTCCCTCCGTTGATAGTAACGGTTGACGCGCCTTTGATGATCAGCTCGTAGGTATCATCGCCTGTGGTGATGTGGATTTCGATTTCATCTCCGGCTGTTGCGGTGGGGAGTGTGATGTTTCTATCCGCGGTCAAGCCTGAGATGTTGAGGAAGTAACGCGTCCATATTGCGCCGGTGATGTCTGCGGTGGTGGGGGATTGGGTGGAGTTTGTGAAGATGCGTGGATAGAGTGTATCTGTGTACGTTTTGAGATCGATCCATCCGAGATTGCGGCGCACGTAGTAGATGCCGTCGTTCGCCGCGTCTGCGAAGATGCCGAGGATGGTGATAACTTGCGCGAGTGTTTTCTTTATCCAATTTCCTGAACCATCGCCGACTTGAAAATCGTTAGCCGCCGTGGTGGCGGGTGCGCTTCCTAGCGTGAGATCGTCCACGGCTTCGGCGAAGGCTTGCAGGTTATTGACCGAGGGCGTGAGATTGCCGTCAAAGCCGGAGGAAACCAGCGGGGTATATGCCGCGACCCGTTCGATGGTCGAGGGCAGCGAGCCGCCTTCCACGCTATCAAAGAGAGCGAGCGAGCGGATTTCCTGATACCACGCCGGGGATTTGGTCGAGTCGAATACCTCAATGATCGTCACCATCGCGTCGATGGGGAGGGTCGGGTCGAGAGTCCATGATGGTTCGAAATGGATACGGTCGCCGTCTGTGATGTCGAGACGCAAGGGCGCTTTTTGCAGGAAGAATTTATAGAATGGGTCGGTGTTCGTGGCAGGAGCCGAGGCTGTGCTTTCTAGATAGCCGAGGTTCCATGCAGGATACGAGGTATCGCCTTCCGTATTGACCGCGCTGGATTCATCGCGCGAAATGTAATGCACGGTGTTGGTTCCGTGCAGAATTGAGGATGTTGGACCATCGAGGTACGAGAGAGAATAGTCCGCCTGGACTGTGAGAATTTGCCAGTTGATTCCATCGGTCGAGGACGCGATGCGGTTATCTCCCTCGGAAGAAACCGCGATGAACTGCGCGAGGTCGTCCGCCCAGGTCACGGCTTGCCATGCTTGATCGGCGGGCGCTGTGCGCGAAGTCCATGTAATCCCATCGGGAGAAGTAGTGGCGAGGTTATCTCCCATCGCGAGGAACAGGTCAAGAGTGGGGGAGTAGGCGAGCGCGGTGTACGCGCCTGCGGGGATGGTGCGCTCTGTCCATGTGATACCGTCCGGCGAGGTGGCGCATTTGGACGCGCCGACGGCGACGAAAAGAGAGTCCGCGTAGATGATTTTGTTATAGGTTCCGGCGGGGATGGTGCGGCTTGTCCATGATGAGCCGTTGGTGGATGTGTACGCGCTGTCTACTCCGACGGCGGCGAGTGTTCCGGTTAGTGACGTAATCGATGTGAATGATAGATTTACTCCATCACTTGTCATTATTCGATTTGTTCCTGCTGATGAGGTCGCACAGAAAGTTAGTATGCTTGGAGCCCAGCAAATTCCTTGCCAATAAGTTGCCCCTGTAGCTGGTGTTCTGTTTGTCCAAGTAATTCCATCGGGCGATGACTGTAGGTTCCCAGAGCCTACTGTGTAAAACAGCGAGAGTTCAGGAGCCCAACAAATTGCGTAAAACGGTATGCTGCTTGCGGGTGTTCTGGTTGTCCAACTTGTTCCATTTGTAGATGTCATAATTTGACCGGTCGCGCCGTACGTTGTGTATCCGACCGCTACGAAGATGTTTAGTTCTGGCGACCATACAACGCTTGTCCATTCAGATAATTGACTGGCTGATCTAGCCGTCCAACTAGTTCCGTTTGCGGATGTCATTACACGGTTTGAGCCATTTAGCGATACTGCTACAAATAGGAGTAATGCTGGTGACCAACACACTGCATACCACGAGTTGCTTTGTGCTGGTGATTGGGCTGTCCATGATACACCATCTGTTGAGGTAGCGACTGCGTCTCCGCCGACGGCGACAAAGAGGGATAATTCCGGCGACCAACATATTGCGCGATATTCTTTTGACTCTGGCGCTGTTCTTGCTGTCCAAGTAATTCCATTAGGTGATGTGACGATTTGCTCTGTATCACCTGTTCCGCCGACGGCGACAAACAGGGATAATTCTGGCGACCAACACACTCCCCATAAATCAGAGGTATTAGCTGGTTCCGTTCGAGTTGTCCATGTGATACCGTCTGACGACGTTGCTATTTTGCCAGGCGTAGAATTTGCTACGGCGACAAAGAGGGATAATTCCGGCGACCAGCACACTGCCTGCCACGCTTCTGCGTCGGGCGATTGAGCTGTCCAAGTATGATCGTATGTATTTTGATAAGTGACTGTCCATGTCGTGCCGTTCGCGCTGGTGGCGGTGGCTCCTGATCGTACCGCCACAAAGAGCGCGAGAGTCACGTCCCATGTGATGCTGGTCCAGTTTCCGCTCCCTATTGTTCGCGTCGTCCATGTCGCTCCATCGGGTGAGGACATGGCGACGCCGTCGCCGACGGCGACGAATAGATCGAGGGTGGGTGAGTACGCGACGGCATTTGTGAAGTGCGGCGCGTCGGTTTTGGTGTAGGCGAGTCCGTCCGCTGACCGCGCGATCTCATGGCTTCCGCTTGAAGCGGCGAGGATGAGGGTAGAGTCATTGTAAATAATGTCTTTCCACGCGCTCTGCTCCGCGGTGGCGTGATAAAAGACAAGTTCTTTCGGACTGCGCTCGTAGCATTGAATGAGGTACTTTTGCCGGATGAGATTTAGAAAACGCTCGGCTTTGTTGAGAATGACCTGCTTTCCGGCGGGCAGAAATTGATAACTAAGCCATGCCGCGCCGGTGTCTTTGAAAACGGCGGTCTTGCCGATCTCGGTACAAAAGGCGGTAATGACATTCTCGTAAGTGTTGTCTCCGTCGATAACAATTTTTTGGTCGGGAAAGGATGAGCCTTTGATATTGATACGTCCGGCTTTTTCCTCGAATTTACTGACGAAGTACAAGCCGGATTGCGTGACATATTCCATGCCAGAGATAGAGACTCCGCGTTCGATGAGGAAAACCGTAAAATCTGAGACGGTGTAATCGTTTGTCTCTGAAATGAGAGCGGCTTCCGCTTCCGTCCCTTCGATCTTGAATTTATTGGTTTGCCATGTCCGCTCTGGCACGGTGGGCGCGAGATTGTACGCGGCGAGGTCTGCCCAGGTCTTGACCCTGAGAATGGTTTCGCCTTGTTGATTTGCAATGGCATCAAGCAGGGTTTGAGAGACAGTCCGCGACATTTATATATTCCAGTTGTGATATTCGTCATTCCATGCCGCTGTGTTCGGCTCACTGACAGGCGAGCGGCGGTCTCGAATGTACGCAGAGAGACTAAGTTCGTATGCCGCGCGGAAGTGAGACATTACCTCGCGGTAATTGTCTGAGACTTGCTGTTGAAGGTTGATCGTTTCGATGCGTGAAGCGGCGCGGAAGGCGATAGCCTCCGCACATGCGCCGTCCACGATGATTTGATCGAGGCGGGCGGATGGGGTGCTGCTGGTTTCAGAGTCCAGTCCGCTGATCGTATGCGGGATGGTATAGCGGGCGAGTAATTCGCCCGATGAGAGCGCGGTGCGAAGCCGGAAGAAAAGGCGTTCGTCCTCGCTGTAGGCGTCGTAGAGCAGAGGCGTATGATCTTCGCCGTCCTCGTCCCATTCGAGAACGTCGAGAATGGACATCGCGCGCGCGTCTTCGTCGGTGAGTTCGTATTCTTTTTGATTGGCGATAACGTCAATGCGCGTCCCTGCATTGATCGGGGCACGTTCGTTGACGTTCTTTAGGCAAGCGCGAAGCGCGGCGGTGCATGTCGCCGTCGTGAAGCGCGTCCCATCGTCGATGAGTTGCGCCTGGACGCGCGCGATAAGTTGGGTGAGGGTGTCGGTCATGGGATTTTCCTTGTGGATCCGCAATCGCTATTTTTGGCGATAACCGATCGTGCATGATCATATCGTTGTTTTTGGCGATAGCGGCAGCCGCTATCGCCGTTTATGTTGGTGCTTCAGTCACGTTAGAAATGGCGATGGTGGCCGTGGACGTGGCGCGTGTTGGTGGCACCACGTCCACGGTTGGAGGAGAATTAGTTACGGATACCGCTGATCTTGGTGGCGATCTTCATGACGACGTCATATCCACCTGCGGCGGCGATGGTGAGAATGACGGTGTTCAACAGCACGTCGATGAAGGGGGCAACGGGCGGGAAGGCGGCGCTTACCAGCGGCGCAAATCCGAAGATGAGCGCGACGACGAAGGCGGCGGTGAGTGCCTTATTGCCTTTGAGGTTGAATTGGGTGGTGAAGAACGCGGTCAGGGCAACGATGAACCCGACTGTTCCAATGGTGGGGAGTTCCATGATTTAGCTCTCTTTCTTGATCTTCCGCGCCTTTGGCGCGGTTTCAGAGGGAGCGGACGGCTGGGGGTCGCTGTCCGCGACGGTGCCGACGCCATCGGTTTCCTTAGGGGAAAGGGTTTCGATGGCGAGTTTGAGTTGGCTTTCGGTCAAGGTCAGTTTAGGACCGCTTTCGAGAACAAAGGTGATTTCTTTGCCCGTAATGCGATGGGCGATCACCTTTGTCTTTTTGAGTTTGGCGTATTCCTGCGCGAGGAAGAGCATATTACAGTCTCACAGTCAGGGAAACGTTTGCGCCGAATTCGTCGATCACGCCAGCGGCAGAACCATCCCAGACAACTTCCATGAAGTAATACTCGGCATCGCCGTCAATCCAGAAGGGAGTGGAGGGCGTAAGCGTCATTTTATGTTCGTCTGTGTCGATGCGCTCGGCTGCGGAGTCGTGTCCGCTGTCGTAGGTGGTGGTGACTTCGGCGACGGTCAAAAGAGAACCGTCTGCGCCAAGCGTGGCTTTGTAGAGATGGGCTTCCATTGCGTCGATGGCAGCAGATGAAATACGGAAATGAAAATCAATCGCCTTGACGTAAGCGCCTTTGAGTCCGCCGGTGTTCGCAAGCAGATTGCCGAGCGGGATGTAAGTCACGGCGGCGGCGTCTGCGGCGGTGCGGCGGGTGTACCAAACATTCGATGCAACCGAAGCGGTCCAAGTCCCTGCGCTATGCGCGAATTGGGTAAATGGGATCCAGACATAGATTGCGGCATCGTGAACGTATCCGCCGAGTTCGGTGCTGTAGCGGTTTGCGATCTTATACCAACGCTCGATACTGCGGACAGTGCCCATAATGACGGCGGGGGTGAGCAGGTAGCGGAATACCAATGCGCCTGCGATAGCCAGAAGAACGAAAAGTAAGATGTTCATGCGGAGTCTCCTTTGAAGACTTTTTCTAAGTCCCTGCGGGCTATTCACCCGCAGGGTTGATACATTAGGTGACGTTGTTCTTGTGGAGCGGAAGATCGTCCGCGACGCCCACGGTCACGAATTGGCGGACCTTGAGGCGGCTTTCGTCGTTAGCGAACATGGCGGGGTCGATCTCGCTCGAAGCTGAGAAGATCTGCGGCTTGATGCCGAACAGATGTCCAAGCATGATGCCAGGGCGCAATTTTGGGTCAATCACTGCCGCCCAATCGTTGGCGTCCGTCCATTCAGGGACAGCCAACGGCGTGACACGCCCGCCCCAGCGGGGGGATTGCGTGGCAGGCACGTTCTGAGCGGGAGCATCCCAGCGCGGAACGAACAGGGCTTCGGCTTGCGCGATCAGGTCAGCGGGAACCAGGCAGAACGAGGGTTTCAAGGCTTGGGGTTTGCCTGTGCCGTAGTACCCTGCGGCGTTCTTGACCATCAGCTTTTTCTTGTACATGGCAGTCGCTACCGCGTCCCATGCGGTGTAGTCGGTGCCAAGTGCGGTGGTGAGCAAGTTGATATGCCCGCCTGCGGTGGTCTGCGCAGTGGCATTGAACAACGCGCCTCCGTCCGTCATGGTGGGACCTGCGCCACTGTTGACGGTGAAGATCGCGGCGACCAACTCGGAAATGAGGCGGATACCGGCGAGAGCCAACTCGCGCGGCATTTGCATGAACGCGTCGAGGTCATCGTTGATCACGCTTTCCAGTGTCAACGGGACGTATCCGCCGTACTTGGTGAAGTCCGACGTTTCCTTGATGTCGCCGATGCCGAGTTCGAGATATTCGCCACGCTCCGCCACGCTCGGGAGAGTCGCAATCGTGCCGGTGCGAACCCAGGTGACGGTCTTCAAGTCTTTCTGCTTCTTGATCGTGACGATATGCTTCCACCAGCCGTAGGCGTCGTCAAAGTCGTCCCAAGCCTGATTGAGCAGCTTGTTCTGGACGTTCGCCACGATGCCAGGGAAGTTGGCACTCACGAGCGCGTATTCGGGGTGGTATCCGCCGGTGAAGTATTGATCGCCGGTGGCTTTGAGATAGGCGTCGCGCAAGCCTTGAAGCGCGTGAACCTTGCGGTTCTTGTCCTTCTCATCACGCTCGACTCCGAACATGTCGCCCATAGCGAGGGCGAAGTCTTCTTTCACGTCGTACATGCCGGTGATGCGTCCAGGACCTGTGATGTTGCTCGCGTCGTTGAGGGACGCGATTTCCTCGCGGGCTTCCTTGATCGCCAAGTTCAATTCATCGGCTTTGAAAACGCGCCCGCTGAACTGGCGGGAGAGTCGCTCCTGCGTTTTCGCCGGAAGTTTGGACGTGCTGAGTCCGGTGCTAAGCAGGTTTTGACACAAGGCAATGAGGGTTTCATTGCTCTGCTGTAGTTGAGCGTCCATAGCTTTCTGGCGCTCATGCTCGCCCAACAACTCGGCGGCGGCTTGCACGTTCTCTGCGAGCTGCGCTTCAATGGGGGAGGGTTCGATCTCGACGCCTTGAAGTTCTACTGTTTCCAGTACGCCCTCGGCGTTCGGGATCTCGGCTTTGAATTTCTTGCTTTTTGGTGCCATTTTGAGACCTCCTTGTCTCGTTTTTGATACGCGCGAGGCGCGTTGATCTCCGGCGTTTGCGCCGTTGATTTCAATTTTGTACTCTGTCAATATAGACAGTAGCCCTGTCCCTTCGGAGGCGGGAGTATTTACCGCTGAACATTCTTTTCCTTCGGGTTTGATCATGACAAGCAAGCAAGGTTTTTCAATATTGTTGACCTTGTATTTTCTGCCTGGCATGTGGGCGCATGAAAGCCAGTCACTATTACAGATAGAGCAAAGGACTTGCTCGGGTGGATGCCAGCCAATCGAAAAGCGGTCGATCTGTCCTTCGACGTAAGCGGTCATACCCTTGCGAGTGGTCAACCGAATGGTTTGCTCCATCTCGTTACCGTTCATTTGGCTGGTGAGAATGGTTCCATCGCGCGATTCGATGTCGTATGTGTCGTGATTTCGTAGGAACGGCAGACCTTCAAATGACTTAGCGAAGGTGTCGAGGTCTTGTTCTCGAAACTGAAATGGATTGCGTAGCGGTCCATTTTTGAATACCTTTGCGGGGAAGTCGATATATTCCATTTCGCCGCTTTCGATCTTGGCGAGCGTCTCCGCTTTGGGTGGTAGTTTAGGTCGTGATACAAGGGCGAGCGAGAAAAGGGTAGGTAATTGGCGGGGCATGGGTAGAGTCCTTTATTTTTCTTCCTGCGGGTCGCTGGGGTCGGTCTTTGCGTCCGCAGGGGGGGTGACGTTTTGATCTGGCTTGACGAGCGGTTTCTTCTCGATGGTGGGTGCTTTGTCGTCCCACACTTCGGCGAGCATCTTGTACGCGAGGCGCATAAACTCTTTGGAGTCGATGGCTCCGCGGTCGTAGAGTTCTGAAAGCGCGGGGTACGAACGCGCGAACGCGAGCGCAAGCGTAGCGTTATCCCGTTCGGTGATGTCGGGTCCTTCAATCCAGATGGGCTTATTGGTGGACTTGCCCGCGACTTCGAGCGCGATCTGCGCGAGTTCGATCATCCACTCAAAGAATTCGTCTTGTTGTTCTTCCAACGTGCGGAAGGTGGGCGTCCCTGCGGCTTCGGCGGTGGTGCTGATGCTGCTCTCGCCCTCGGCGTGCCAATGCATCGGATGCCCTGCGCCGTCCATGATCATTTTCTTGATTGTGGAGCCATCTACGGACGCGTCGAAAGAGTCGAGGTTTGCCGACATGATGCCCCATTGCTCGCTTGGGTCAGTGACGAGGACCGACCCAGGCTTGGGCGGGTTCTTGTTGATCTCTGCTTGCCGCGCTCTTTTTTTTTCGGGGGTCACGTCCGCGCCTGACATTTGGACGATATACATAAAGGCATTGCGGAAGCGGTTGAGGCGTACCCGATCTTCAAGCCATGACGCATAACGTCCGAGCCACGGCAGCATGGGGGAGATGTCCGCCTCGCCCCATGCGGAGCCGACCGGCTTATTGCTTGCGAAATGGACAATGAATTGGTCTGCTTCGCCTCTGTGTTCGTAAGAGGGGTAGGTCTTGGCTTCGATGTCTGCATCCTGCGCGATCTTGTAGGCAGTTTCCTGCTCAATATCATTGGGCAGAGTAATGATTTCCTCGACGGACTCGGATGGGATGGCGCGCACATACAGGGTATTTGTTGCGCCGACGGTGCAAAGAACAAAGAGATTGCCGGTGCGGGTGTCTTCGTCCTTCCAGCGTTTAGTATTGGCTTTTAGTTTGTTGAGTCGGTGGTTCCACCATTCCAGCAAAAAGGCTTCGGTGTCGGGGTCGTCAGACTTGATCGTGATGCCTTTTCCGAGGATGAACGAGCGATTGATCCGAACGATGCGGCGGGCGGTGGGATTGACCCGCCATGCGCGGATCGCTTCGGTAAAAACTTCTTTGCGCTTCCAGTTGTTGCGGTCTTGGTAATAGGTGGAGATCCCGCCGGTAAAAAAGTTATTGTCCGTTTCAGGGGATGCGCCGAGGGCGATAGAGAGCGCGTCATTGAGGGCGGCGACTTCGCCTTGAAGCTGTTTGATGGTTGGCTTTTTGGTTTTGGTTGGCATTTAGAATTTTCCTTGACCTACGGGGTCGCATGGGCGGTTGAAATTGGGGAATTTGGGCTGCTTGATACTGCCTGAAAGAAGATCAATCCTTTCGCTGCGGCGGTGATCAATCCTTTGAGGCTTGCGGTTGTCACGTCGTCGAAAACCGGCAAATTCTCCGGCTTTTGTGTACGCTGTCACCAAAACGACTTCGCCGGTTTGTGCTGCTATGCTTGTGAGTGCGAACGTGAAGATAGGCACAGAAAAGAACGCGGCAAAGATGGCTAATAGAAATTTTTGCGGGTCTCCGCCTCCGGTGGGCATGCGTAACTCCGTTGGGAATTGAGGCTTTTGATATTTCATATTGCAGGACGCCCAATCTGTTTTGTTGGTAGCCTGTACGCGAATAAACTCGCGTCCCTGCGTGTCTGCCTGACGTAGCTTGATCGTGCGTTTGAGTCCTGCACCTGCGTTTACTGGCATTAGTAATTCCTGTCCATGTCTGCGAGCGGGTCGCTGGCTTCGGTCTGCAAGGTGGGGGACGAGATTACCCATTCCAGTTTGTCGAGTTCGGCACATAGACAATCCGCGAGCGGGATGTCGTCATGCACGAGTTCGCCGGTCGCTTCGTTGCGGGTGCCATCCTTCACGCCCCAACGCATCAGTTTCTGCGGACCTGGCAGAATTTCGCTGGTGCATTTCTTGTATTGCAATAAGACTTCATCCGTCCGGCAACAATCGCGGAACCGTCCGGTATTGATCACGGAAAGAAAGCCGTAGCCGACTTCTGATTTGCTCTGCGCCGTGAATTTGAACGGAAGGACGCGGGTTAGGTATTTCTTGTAAAGCATCGCCCAAAGTCCCTCTCCGACTCCGGTGGCGTCGATGATGATGTATTGCGGTTGCCAGAGGTCGATGATCTGGCATAACTGCCCGAAGATATCCAAGTGTGAGACGCCCTGCCAGCCGACGCGCTTTACTGCGCGATAGGTTGGGGCTTGTAAGAGGGGGACAGATGCGAGGTCTACATCGTTGATCGTCACGCGGGTAAAGTCCCTGCCTGGATTGCCCATGCCATCGAGGTTGAGTAAGGCTTCGTCTTGTCCGGCTACGTCGATTTGAACGGCGTACAAATGCCCTGGGATGGGTGTTTCCTGCGCGGGTTGGTCGCCGATCATCAGGGCGAGTCGTGCATCATTGAACATACCCGCTTGCGCGTCAATGCGCTCGCAAAAGTATTGCGTCTTTATGAGCGGGTGCTGCCGTCCGTGCTTGCGGATTTCTTCGTCCACATATAAGCCATACTTGGGGTTGAGTCTGCGGACTGTATCGGCATTGTAGATAAACACACGCTTGATACCGTCTTTTTCTTCTGCCTGCCGCGCGGCGTCTTCTTCTCGCGCGAGCAAGGTATCAGAGGTCCAAGTCGTGCCGAGAAATAACTTTGTAGCATTGGCATAGGCTCCCATCGGGGCTACGTCCTTATCGAATTTAGTTTGTAAGATGTCCTGGCTCTCGTTTGCTACAAGTAAGTGAGTGGCGGTCGCCGATACGATCTTCGAGTTTTTGTCCGCTGAGAGATAGGCGATCATGGCTTTGCCGAGTTTGCGAATGTACGCTCCGCGCTTCTTCCAGTCGCGGGTGAGCAGGTTGCCATCCAGCCGCGCTTCGAGGCGCATGATGCTGTTTTCGGTCTGCGGTTTGTAGGTGGGATTGACGACAATCAATTTAGCTTCGATGTGCGAGAGCAATCGAAGGAGATACGCCAGAAGATTGGCGAGCATTTCGTCCTTGCCTGACTGTCGAGAAATGATCACAACGAATGTCAATCCTTTATTTTTGAGTACCGAGTCGAGGATGGCTTGCGCTGGTTCGAGCTGGTACTTCCACATTTTGATACCGCCTCCGCGCGAGGTGAAGTTGTCGAAGCTGCGGAGAATGGCGGCGATGGTCTGCGTGAGGGTACTCATAGTCCTAATTCAAGCCTTACCATTTCGAGGGCTTCCAAGATCGAGGATTGGACGCCTTCGGTTTTGCCACGGATGAGATATTCTGTGCGCGAGAGTCCGCCGATGCTCTGCGCGATGGCGGCGAGCGTGTTCAACTGCTGTAAGTAGTGCTGATCGCGCGACGTGTTGCCGTTGGCGTCTGTCCGCTCGATGTAGTCGAATGAAAGTTCATTCATCAACCTATCAATGCAGACACGCAAGAGTGCGATTTCTGCGGTAACGTCTGTGGCGTTCTGATCATCGAGCCGCGTCTTCTCGCTGGCTGTGAATTTGTCCGCATAGAAGCCATGTTTGAGGGCGTTCTTGTTGCCCTGCTGTGCGCCTGGCTTGCGCTTGCCTTTTGGTTTTCGCATATCATGGCACGGCGAATTTCAGAAGTAGCGCGACAAGGACATTTGCTCCGAACAGGGCATAGACCGTATTGAAGCGCGTCCCGATGGTCTCTTGCTCTCGCAAGCGATCCTCGTGGTCGTCAATGCGCTTGTTTGTCGCTTTGAGATCTGCTTCGATGGTTTGCAAGCGCAGGTCTGTCAGTTCGGCATGGTATCTATTGCGCTCGGCGGTGACGGTTTTCAATTGTGCACGGAGTGCTTGTTCTTCCGCTTCCGTCATTACTCTCGCTCCAATGCTGTCGCGATGCGTTCCAGCACGGCGAGCAGGTCTGCCGACTGCTGCGCGTCGGGTTCCAGGTTGATCACGTCGCAATAGATGATTGACTCGTCACGTTCGGCGATGCGCATGTATTCGGGTTTGGTGGGGAATTGGGGGACAAGTCGGGCGTAAGGTACGCCGTGGATGTAATGGATGCTGTAGGCGTCGAGTGTGGTTCCGCTTGGGACGGCGCGGCGCACGATGGCGCCGTCTGTGGTTGAGCCTGGGCGGTCGAGGACGCGCATACCGGCTTTTGCTCTCACGATCACGACATGTTTTACAGTTTCGGACATAAGACTCCAAAGGATGGCAACGGCTCCGCGTCTGTCTCCAGACGTAAAACGGCGACGACTTATAAAAAAGCCGTTGCCATCGCAGTAAAGATAAGATATTTTTTTGTTGTGTTCAAGGATGTCACATCGCCAATTCTGGCGATGTTTATCGTCATTCATCGTCATTTCTGACGTGCTTCGATGCTCGTCATATATAGCGATAACTGCCAGAAAAATTTTGCGGGATCTACTCGCTATTTTTGGCGATGTGGGCCCGCAATCGATCGGTTATCGTCATTTCCAGCGTGGCGGGATCTGCTTGACAATATCGCGCTTTCTGGCGATAATTGCGATCGGAGGTTTATATGGCTTACCCTGGTGGAAAGAATGGCGCGGGCGTGTATCAGAAAATCATCAATCAAATGCCCCCGCACGATGTGTATATCGAACCGTTCTTAGGTGGCGGTGCTGTCATGGATGCGAAGCGTCCGGCGGCTGTCAATATTGGAATAGATGCCGATGCAGATTTGATTGAACAAAGGCGCGGGGATACCATCATCGCTATAAACGCAGATGCGATATCCTTTCTGCCTGAGTTGGTGGCAGAACACGCGGCGAAGGGTTCGCGGGTGCTGGTGTACGCGGACCCGCCCTATCTTGGAAGTACACGCTCCTCGACACGCAAGATCTACAAACATGAAATGATGAGCGATGAATACCATTTGGAACTACTCGGGGTGCTAAAGTCCCTGCCTTGCATGGTGATGATCTCCGGCTATGCTTCAGATTTGTATGATAAAGAACTGAAAGGCTGGCGGAGTCTGTCGTTTCAAGCCATGACGCGCGGAGGGTTTGCCGCCACAGAATGGCTATGGATGAACTTCGAAGTTCCGTTTGAATTGCACGATTACCGCTACCTGGGCGAAGACTTCCGCGAGCGCGAGCGGATAAACAGAAAGAAAAAACGATGGGTCAATCGGCTGGCACAAATGCCGCCGTCCGAGCGGTACGCGCTTCTCGATGCAATGAACCTCGTCAGATTTGGCGAGCCCAGCTGAGAGACCTGGTGCCCTCTGCAAAAATAGCGATGCTGAAGCATCGCTATTTTTGTTGGTACTGCAGGGGGACTGCCCCATGCTTGACAGGTTGTATTATTGGTTCTGCGCGTGGTGGTCGCGCGTTCGGGGTGCAGCGAGCGGGGTTCGGGGTGCAACCCCGAGAAGAAGAAAGCCGCCCGCGCCGATTGTTGGTGCGGGCGGCGCTTGTGCCGACGGCATCGATGTGGCGCGAGCGGACAAGACACCGCCCGCATCACTGCGGGCGGGAGTTATGCGGCGCGGGTCTTTGCGTCCGTGTAACGGCTTGCGTTACCTGCGAAGCGTTTTACCGCAATCATCACAGATAACTCGATCACTTCCAGCAGGGCGAACCGCACGATGAGCGCACCCAGTAGCTTCGTCAGGTGCGCGCTTTGTTCCCGCACCAATCAAACGGATCACCCATCAACTTTGAAAAACACTGACAGCAAAGATATACAGTTAGAGGATGGCGAGTAGCTGCCAATATATCATCCTCGATAAGTGGCAAACTATCAAAATCCAAAACTTCTTCAACCTTATGGCTTGCTGGTTTGCCACAGGTACACTTTACACCAACCGAACTTTCTAGGACGTGATGCATATTTCTCCTTGTCGGGCTAACGGATTAGCTTACCTGCGGCGCGGTTACGGTGACTCATTCCACGGCTCGTCAATATCCATACCGAGCGGATCAGGTTCTTCGTGCGGTGTAAGCGGCGTCAGGTGAACGCTTTGTTCGGCGTCGTCGCCGCCAAGCAAGATGACCATTGGCTTGCCAGTTACAGGGTTGTAAACCTGACCGCTTTCGCGCTCGATATAGATCGGCGCATAAGCTACTATGCCCTCATCGCTTTTTACGATGATGTAACCAGACCCGACACGAAAATCATTTCTGATAATATTTCTTTGCGCCTTCGTGAAAAATTGTTCGTTCATGATGCTCCTTGAGTAGACGCCGAACGGCTTGCGTTACCTGCGCGGCGATTTCTGCCGCGCACCTCTGAACGGCTACGCAGTAGCCGTTCAGAGGTGCACGCGTTGTTGGGCGGCTATATAATTTGCACAACACGCCCAGACCCTTCACACTTTTTGATTACATCAAAATCAATGCCATTGCTAAAATCTGGCTCGTCAGGGACGATAAAATGCGGGGCTATAACATTTGTTTCTTTGACTAAATGCTCTACCTTTCCGCAAATTGGACAAACCGCTTTGCGCGTGCCTAGAAGAATATCAAGCGCGTCATTCAAGCTATCTTGCACGCCGCCCAATGCTGATGAAATACTCATGTTTCCTCAATTCTGTTGAGCCAAGAGCCGCCCAACGGTTATGCTTTACCTGCGGGGCGGGTTACTCCGCACACTTTGCAGGTAAGAGATGCCTCCATATCACCACCACATTCAGGGTCGGCGCATGTAGCCCCGTCAGCGTGCAAGCGGTGTTCTACGGCTTCAAAGATATAGAAATCACCATTGCAGGCAATGAACTTATTACCAAGAGCAAGTTCATCGTTGAGCCATTTTTCTATTTCAACGGGAGCGTGACACGAATTGAACAAAACTTTATACATAACATCCTTTCATGCAAAGAGCCGTAGAACTATGTTTTACGCGGAATGCACATCTTTCTTCTCATAATTCAAGATCGAATTTGATATACCTTTTCCGCTTTGGTTTTACAACGACATCAGGCAGGACGGCTTTTACTGCCTTCTCGATTGCGATTTTTACCGCGTCGGTCTTGTTCATCTTGTATACAGCATTTTCGTTTAGCTTGTCAACCAACGCCATTATTAAAAAATCGTAGTCTGTGAGATCGGGGCGAAATTCGGCGACGGCGCGAGCCGTCGCCGGTTTTCAGTCTCACGCCTTTCCTGTGACCTTGCGCGGCTGTGCGGTCTTGCCTTCCTCGGTGGGCGCGTTCATCAACACACGCGCGCGGATGGGTTCGATGGTGTTTGGTCCAGGCTTGAGCGTGGCGGGGTCAATGCCGAGAGCTGGCAATACTTCATCCCACACGCGGACGCCATGCTTTTGATAAGGTGCGCCTTTGGCTTTGTAGGCGGGCTTTCCTGCGTCGTCGTAGGTCATAACGATGGAGTCGATCATCATTTCGCTGAACGTGCCGACGGCGGGCGGGGTGGCGGCGGTGTGTAAGGCTTCGCGGATGGTGTGAAGTTCTGCGCGGAGTTCGGCGATCTCGGTGTGAAGTTCGGCGAAAAGTTGGCGGGTTTCGGTGGCGGTGATGCGGTCGGGTTGGGTTGGGGTTGGGGTGGTCATGGCTTAGAGTCCTTTCTTCATGTTGTGGATAAAATCGGCGGCGTTTGGGTTGTAGTATGCTGAAAATGCGCCTTCACCTTCTGATCGTAGCACGCGGAAGCCGTGCCGCTTTAGGGCTTTGAATGTGTCGAGGTCTACGCGTTTACCGAAGTACACGCGGATTCGGTTTTCACCTGCCCGCCATTCTACCCGCGCGCCGTTTACTTCTTCGTTTTTGTCGGGGATGGCTTGCTGCTTCTCGACCTGCTCGGCGCGTTTTTTTGCTGTGCGGATTTGCGCGGATAGGTTAGAAAGCCTGTACGGTTGGATGGGGTGCTTCTCGAAGCTGTAAGCGGGCTGCCAAGTTCTAACTAAATTCTTTTGTGCCTCGGTCAAGTCGGATTTGTCCAGGCTGGCGGGGTTCTTCAAAAACTTAGCATGTGCGGCATTGATCGCTTTATAAGTGGCTTGGAGTTCTAAAAGCATTTCGAGTTTATCGCCTAACTTCTCGACGGCTTGCGGGTCGTCGGTATAAATCGCGTCGTTGGCTTCGACGGATGCCGCGCGGCTTCGGTATTCCTCTGCTTTCTTTGCGAGTTCGTAGCCTTTGCGGTGTTTGTTGTGGATGCGCTCGCGGTAATTGCGGTCGCGTTTTTCTGAGTGATGCCCGACTAAAATCGGCTGTCCGAATGGGATAACGCTTGCCATTTGTCGCGCGTGGTTTAGCGTGGCTTCGCTCTCGGTTTCGGCTTTCTGTGCGGCGGCTAAAAGTCTTTCATATCGTCGCTGGCGTTTGGCTTTGTATTCTTCTTGGGTTAGCATGTTATTTCTCCTTGAGTCTAAAAAAATGTTTGTGGTTTTTGAACGCTAGTGCAAGCGCGGCGGCTATGGCTTCGGGTTCTTTGCAGTAGCTGTACCATGATGGTATAAGAGCGTGAGAGCCTGCGCCGTTGGGGTCGTTGTTCTCTCCACAGTAGCGTGGCGCGTCGCTTCCCATTGCAAGGCGGACGATCTCAACAATTACGGGGCGGGCTGTGCCTTCACGATGGCAAAGGGCAAATACTACGTTTTTACCTTTTGTTATATCGTGCGCGGCTTGAGTCAATGCTGATATGCCGCTGTTCTCGTCCTGCCAGATAATCAATTCGGCGGGGATGTCTTGGGGTTGGTGGTATACGTCTTTTTTTTCGAGGGTTCTCATTGTGCGTCCTTTGTGATTGGTTCGGTTTGCGAAATATCAAACACGCTACCGAAGATAAAAAACGATGGTTTATTTTCTCCGCCTTCGGTCGTGGCGTTCTCCATCCACGCAGGGGCGGCGTTACTGTTGGCGCTTTCCGCTTTGGGTTTGGATGGTATCCAAATGCCGAGGGATTTTTCTCCCTTGCGTACCTGCCGCCCTTGTTTTTTCCATTGCTGAAAGCCTCCGACAATGGTTACATTTTCGGCTTGGTAGGCGAGTAAGATCGTATTATTCGGGGTGAGTGTGTGACCTTCACAAGTAACAATCATTCCGATTTTCTCGGCAAATTGCGCGCGCTGTTCTTCGGTCATTTCGGCGACCTTTGCCCATAACTGGCGCAAGGCTTCGCGGCGTTCTTCGGCTTTTGCTTTCTGTTCGGCGGTGGGTTTGCGTTTCATTTTTCACCATTCCTGATTTGCTAATTGTTCTAAAAATTGCCAGTCAAGCGGCAGGGCGGCGGGTTTCGCGCTCGCCTTCTCGCACAGTTCAATCCCGCCCGCTCTCCAGCGGGTGTAATGCGTGGTGGTTTCTTTGGGGAAATAGTTCTCGCCGTGGCAAATTACGCGGCGGGCTTCGGTTACTTCGACCCAATGAACGGCGTTACATTCAAGGCAGTAGTCACGATAGAAAATCATTTCGGTTCCCCCCATACCCGCATTACTTGGTTGAGTTCGGGCGCGTAGTCGTGGACAAGATGTATCATCGAAAACGGGGCGCGGAATTCCCATTCGTCGCCGACGTTGCCGACTTCGCGCACGATCGCGGATTTGTTGACGCTGTCCGCGTTTTGGACTTCGCAAAGGAAGTAAACTGGCTCGTTGGGGGCTTTACCGAATAGGGGATTTTCAACCCACGCGCGGAGTTCGGTTTTGATCGTTCGATACATTTTATATTGACCGACTTGGACAAGCTGTAACATAGTAGACTCCTTTTGATTTGACCGGCGGAACGCCCGCCGGATATGGACTAGAAAAGCGACAACTGAGCGGGCGACCACTGCCAGCAAGAAAAGCCAGCGAAAGAGGACGCGACCCACTGACCAGCACACCCAACGGGGGCGGCGGGGATGGATGAGGAAAAAGCAAAAACGGGGATAGAGGCTTTGAGGGCTTCGCGGGCAACTGCCAGCGAACCACCGCCCGGATTGAAAAAGATGGCGGCGGCGCAACCCTGAAACGCGGCGATAGAGCGCAAGAGATAACGCGCGGGCATGGGGGCAGACTGACCACCGGCGGAATAAGTGACACGCGCGCGAAGATTGACTGGGATTTGCTGGATGTGCTTTGGGGCTTGCGAGAATGACGGAGCCACAACGAACGCATGAAGCAAAGCAGGGGCGGAGAGACTGACGCAAGATATAACGGCTTGATCTGCGCCGAACTGACAACCAACATGCACGGAATGACCAGCAGAGACCACAGCGCCGACGACCTGCGCGATTTGTGAAGGGTTTATATTTTGGGGATGGCGGGAGCCGCCGAAGTAAATGTGTGACATATAAATATTTTACTACAATGTAGTAAAAAAGCAAGTAAAATAGATAAGAAAAAGATAAGAAAACCCCACACGAACGACCATGCGAAAAC